ACTCTTAATTTAGAAACTGATTTAATTCCTGAATCAAACCAAAGGCCTTCTATTGTCTTATAATAAAAACCTTTATTATCTAAATCTATAAATTCTACACTATCTATATCTACAGAAGCTTTATTAGTTCCTAATATAAAAAGTGGTGAGGCATCTGAAGCAGTAGTGTTAGCAGTAAATTCTAATTCGTAATATTTCCATTCTTTAGTTAGATTAACTTTGGTGGCTATTAGGCCATAGTTAGCCCAAGGATTTCCTGTCTGAAGAGCAGATACATAAATATATCTAAGTTCATCTGCTTTAGCTCTAAATCTTATAGCATATCTATTTCCTGAAGTAATTGAGAATCCAGTTGAATTTCCCCAAAGTTGAATATCATTACCTGGTCTGGAAACGACTGACCATTCCCCAGTTCCAAAATAAGTTGGCCAAGCGGTTTGAATATTAGCTAAAGTATCTGTAAAATTATCTGTAAATATAACTTTATCAGGTTGTCCTGCAGTTACCTCTGATATAGTAAATTCATCTACCTCATAAGTCCCTGTAGTTCCACCTTGATTAACAAATATTAGAGGACAGATATATCCCACTGTAGGATACATAGGTGCTGGATTATTTGGGTCTGTTGCTGGATTTGGCCCTGCGCTCGCATTGAGAGATGCTCCTGATATATAACCTGTATATTCTGTCCATCCAGATGCCGGATTAGTATTGGACGCCACTACATAAAATTGTTGAGAATTATATATATTAGTTCCTACGCTATTAACCCATTTAGTATTAGTAGTATCTCTGCCCGCTATTCCTATATACATAGGGCCAATTCCATTTACTTGTCTTATCCTGCAAAATATTTTATATAATTTAGAAGGTTCATATGGTAGAATAGGATTTCTTATAGTCTGGACTTGGTCATTTCCAGAATTGTTTCCTAATCTAAGAAATTGGTCTCCATTAGGACTATTAGTTATATCAACCCTTCCATTATATAATCCATCAAATGAAGAGCCACTAGGAGCAGCAAAGGTAGCTACTGCGCTATTATTAGCATCTGCAGAATGTGACCAAGGTGTAGTTAATCCTGTATCAAAATTACCATTAATCATTATATTCTTATAAGTTAGAAGATATTCGAATCCGTAATTATTCTTTAAATATTCTTCTATTCTTGTGGTTGTCGAAGCTATAGATGTTCCAAGATTATTATCTATATCAGCTAATGGAGTAGTTGAATTAAAATAATAATTTCCTGATATGCTTGCTGTTCCAGTAGCAGTAGATACAGATTTAATAAAATCTTGCTCGAATTTATTAGCTTGGAAGTAAGTTAAGAAATCTTTAGTTTGAACTTCTTCTATAGTAGTAGCTTTAGCCAGAGCTGTTAAATCTGCTGGATTTTCATAATCAGTTAAATCTATTAATTTAACTTCATCTATTTCTACATCTCCAGGCTCTAAACCTAAATTAAATTCAAGCCTACCATCAATCTCAGTTACTATAGAATTAAATTTTAAAGTAAAAACATGCCAAGATGAAGTAAGTGAGATAATAGCATTTAATCCATAATTTTCATATGGCGCTACATCTCTTATTAATCTAACCAATATATCTTTATTTATTGTAGATCTAGCAGCAAATGTAACGAGGTATTCTCTTCCTGTTATTATAGACAGAAGATTGCCAGGTCGATGTGCAAATTTAACACTTGAATATTGAGTTCCTGGGTTAGATATAGATATATAAGCATTATAACTACCAGAATAAGGATCTACTGAAACTCTTGACACACTAGATATTCCAGTGCCATTATTCCAATTATTCCAATATGTACTAAATGCTGACTCGAAATCGCCATTAACTATCATATTCTTAATAGTTTTTCCGCTTAATTCTTCGGGGAGATTTTCTGCAAGTTCATAATCTATACTATCTTTTGTTCCTTTAAATCTATATTCTTGATAAGAGCTTCTTAAATCTTCCCGCGCAGAAAAATTCTTAACACTATCAAAATAAGAAATAGGATCAGAATCAATATGATGTTTAGACAACATATGACCCATGGAAAATAAAGATAGGTTAGGACTATCACTTAAATCTTTAAGGTTGTTAAGATCTTTTGTCTTATCATAAAGAATATTTAATATAACCTCAAAAGAGCCATACATTGCTTTTAATCTTCCATTTTCTGTTCCTGATATTTGTTCAGACCAAAAAAGTGGTAGATTATTTAAAAGATAGTCTTTAAATGAAAACGAAGAAGTTGATGATTTCTTATATGTGGCATTACTATAAGATTTTATATCTTTGGACATTTATCTCCTTATTGTGCTGTTATTGTTAAAGATTTAAATTTTGGAAATTCTAGATTACTTAGCTGAATATTAATATTATCTGGAGCTATGGCGTCTCTTCCCCAATTTAGTAATATAACATCTATCCCAGAAATGGCTGATAAAGAACTAACTACTTCTGAATGCTTTAATAAATCACCTAAATTTCTATTATTCTTATCTAAATAATTTAAAATAATATTCTGTATATCTAATTCTATTTCTGATGTGGTCCTTGAAGTAGTAGAGCTTTTAGAATATTCAACGACAGAAGTTATATCTACATAAGTTGGATCTAAGAAAACATGATTTATAGTAATCATTTTATTCTCGAATAGAAGTTCTTCTAAATCAGATCTTAATCCAGCAGTAATTTGAGTTCCAAATACAGGAACTATAACTAAATAGACATTATTATAATATATCGTCTGATTTACTTGATTTGGAGATTGTAATAAAGAAGTTGCTTCAGACGCTGATAAAGGAGAACTGCTTCCTAAACCAAGACCAGTAACCGCATTTGTTATTGCATCTTGTGCTGTCTGACTTAATCTAGAGGATAATTTTTGTGTATTAGAAAATATATCTTCATATCTTAGAGCTTTAACTCTAAGAACAAATTGACCATAATTAGATAATAGAAGATTTTCATAATCTTCTAAAGTTACTGCTCTATCTTGTGTGCTAAAAAAAGCAGGGGCGTGAGATCTTAATGACTCTATATCTTCTGGATCTACCCCACCCACTGAAGCAGTTAATTGATTAAATATAAAAGAACTAGATCCGCCCGATAATACTGAAGATGTTCCTGTAGAATCGATTTGGTATATATTAGAAGATATGGAATTTATAGCACCAGATGAAACATTCCCGGCTAATCCTAAAGAAGATACATATCTAATTTTAATTACGGATCCTGATATAGGAGCAACTCCATTTATATTATCTCCAAATCTAATTTCTACTTTTTGTTCTTTATTATATCTTGTAGTAAAAATAGTATCTGTTGATTTAGTATTTCTAAAAAGATTTTTTACATAAGTATATTCTGTGCCATCTACAGTAACTATTATATGTTCTTCTATAGCTTTTAAATCAGAAATATTATAAGATTGGAATATTTCTCCATTTCCTACAAAAGACTCTTCGCTTCCTAAATCTGTGGGGTTTCCTTGAACAAGATTAACAGGAATAGTAAATTCTCCATTGGCTCCTAAAGAAGAAGTATCAATGGTAAATAAAATAGCTTCAGGATTAGTAAAAAAGATATCTTGCTTATCATTAGTTTGAACTAATGTAGTAAATCTACTAAATTTAGGTATGTTTATCTTGTAATTATTTTTATTAGTAGCAGGATATTTTGTAGGGTCTGAAACTAAAGTTATAGAAACAGAAGAAGATTTATATCCTCTTGGGTTATAACCAACAAGCTCTGCTAATTTATTAACGTTTTCATATAAAGATGCTGACTGAATAAATCCCTCATTAGCACTCATAGAGATATAATAATTAAATAAATCTCCAACCGCTGATATAAGTTCTATTATAGTATTTACATTAGATCCTGAAAAGTTATAATCTTTAAATACATTTTCCTGAGACAAAACATTTATGAGGTTATTTTTTATGCTATTAAAATCAAAACTTGTATAATCTAATTTTTTTATTGACATATTTATATCCTCTTCAGTATTAATTCGATGCTTCCATTTTTGGGCGTGTTTAGAATTCTATATTCTAAATAAACAGAATATAATTGCCTATCCATATCCATTTCTATATCTAATTCTATAATCTTTATTCTAGATCCTTCCCAAATTTGGATAGAATCTTGTATTTCCCGAGCTATTGCTTCCGCTGTCACTCTATCTATTGGTTCAAATAAAAGATCTGCTATTCCTGAACCATAAGCCAAATTAAAGAATCTCTCACCTCTTCTAGTATTGAATAAAGAGGTTAAAGACTGATTTATAGCACTTTCATTTATAACCTTACTAAAATCTCCAGTGCTTGAAACCTTTCTTAATTTAAAATCCAAATCTGAATATATCTCTGTAGCCATATTTTATGTTATTTTGTAGTAGTTAAATGCAAAAGTAGCTTCTGCTGTTAAATCATTAGCATCTTCAGTAGTATATTTAAAATCTAATGAGGATAAAGATATTGGAAAAAGGTCAAATAATTCTATTGTTAATTTAGGATTCTTCATATTGCTAAGAACATGAAGAGTTGCCTCTACTTGTCTATTTATTACTGGCCACAGTTCAGGATCTTTTATAGCCATCATCCAATTATATATAAACTTGTAATTGATAAACAGCTCAGATATTGCGAAGCTAACAGTTAAATTGCCATATTTTAACTTATTAGAAGCTGTCTTGAAATCCATAAACTGAGTAGGAATAT